AAAAGATTCTACTGATTTCTTAAAGAAATACAAGTCTTGAAATGCTCCATGTTTGTTTACAAATGTAACCTTGTAAGGTGTAAACTTATCAGGACATTCTGTAGAGACTGTAATGGTTTTTTTAGTTGTACCTCCACTGTCTTTAACAACTATAGTAGAACTATTAGCAGGTATAGTAACATATTGTATCTTTTGATTAGAGTTTCCATTGTCTGTAATAGAAGTAGAACTTCCGTTTATAACCACACTTCCTGTACTCGCTGCATATACAGGTAATTTACCAGCAGTATCTTTTGGAAGTATTATATTAGATGTAGTAATAAGGTCATAAACGTTACCTTGAGGGTTTATCTCATCTTCAAAATATCCATAAGAATCAAAAGCTAAGTAGGTATTTGTTACAGGATTTCCAAAGCTAAATATAGTTCCTGTCTCATCAAATAAATTAGCTATAGTAGTTACCCAAACTGTATTTGAGACGTAGTCATTGTTAAAACTTACACTAATGTAGTCTCTTACCATTTCTGCTATCTCAAATATTATTTTAGAGTGCCCTGTAATAAGTTCTTTTTGTAGAGTGAATTTTAAATCACTTGCAGAGTAACTTCCAGAAGTACCTGTGTATATATAGATTTGTAATGTAACTGATTTAAGAGTTGCTGCCATTGTTATTGTATTTGATTTCCACTTCCATCTCCTCCTGCACTACAGTTCCACTCCCAGACTTCTTGTATAATTCCGTTGTTAACTCTCCATAATATAAATGTATTAAACTGAGTGTTAGATAGTGCTCTCTGTGTTATGTCTGTTAAATTCTTAGATATATCTACCACATAATATAAATCATTTCCTTGAAATACTCCTTGAGCTGCGTTTGTGTCTTGGTCTGCATAACATACAGTATGCCCTTTAGCTTGTCTTATAATTGGTGCAGAAGATAAAACCTTGAACTCTCTTGGGTATGCTGCTCCACTCTGACAGAAATCTGATTCATCTACTTCTCCTCTATCATTACCAAAATAAAGAACAGTTCCACAGGTAGCAGATGCAGGTTGTTGTACTATAGGGAGTCCACTTGAATTAGGACAAACAATTGCAGAATCACTTGAATACTCTCCAGCAGGAGGTGTAATTGTAAAAGATACATTTCTTGTAACTGCTGTGGTTACTTCAGTAAATGATTTCTCAGTACTTCCTACAAGGGTATAATCAGTGATAGTTCCTACCCTTGCTTTACCTACGTTAATCTGTCCATTAGTAAATATACCCTGACCTGATATTCCTGCTATATCACAAGTGAATGTAGGTAAAGCTGTTCCTGCTTGTAAGATTGCTTTTGGACAGACAAGAGTTGCTCCTGCGTTTGTATATTCTGAACCTACTGTTATATTAAAATACACTGTAACACTTTGAGCTGCTGAACCTGAATTAGCTGATAGACTTGTTATTGTAGGAGAACCACTTGAGTCTAAAGAGAAAGAAGCAATAGTACCTCCAATTAGTGTTGGTTCTGTGACTGCTCCTGCTGCTGTTGCAGTGCCTCCTGTTAGGTTTGCTGTTGTACAATCTAAAGCAGAAGATACTGTTACAGTAACAGGTACTCTTTGCTGTACAGAACAAGTATTAACTCCGTTATCATTTGCTCTGACATAAGCATTACCTGAACCCCCTGAATTACCTGAGCTTAAAATAAGATTTGTACCACTTACAACTGCATTAAACAAAGCAGGATGATAATTAAAAACTGAGAATTTAGTTGCATTGTTAAACTTAGCAGTAAGGTCTATGGTTACTGTGTTTCCTCCTGAGGCTATTGTCTGAGTAGATATAGTTCCATTTGTTGTTGGACCAGGAATACAAGAGGGAGTAGAACCTGAGGTAACTTTAGCTATTTGTGTAGCTGTAGCTGTACAAGTAAATGTACCATCAGAGCTGTTAGAAAACCCTGTTGGTATTTGTATAGTAACTGTAATAGTTCTTGAAGTATCTGTGCTTACTGTAGCAAATTTATCATTTGCAAAATCTCCAGCAGAACTTGTAAAACTTTTAAAAACTCCTCTTTCTACATTTGGTTCTGTAATTACACCTTCTTGGTCTACAGCAAAGCCTGTAAGATTTGCTACTGTACAATCATAAGCTACAACAGGAGCTGTAGGTGTACTGTAGTTTATATAAAAAGGACTCCTTGCATTTAGCTTACTCATTTCTACTGTGTTAAATTAATTTGGTCAATAAACTCATCAAAATCTAATTGAAAGGCATCTATAAACTCCTCAGGTAGTTTGAGATAGTTATCTGTCAGAGGTCTTGTAAAGAAATTACTTGCTCTAATTCCTTTTTGATATATGCTTCTTGCTATTAAATATCTAAGACTCTTTCTTGATATAAACTTACCCTTAGCATCTCTTATACCTTTTAGATTCTTTTTAACCATCCACTTATCTAATGATTTGTAAGCTATTGTTTTTTTACCCCCTGAATAAGCAAACCTACTATTTCTACTTTGTGGGTAAGTGCTCTTACTACCTCTTACTCCCTCATCTTGGTATGAGCCATAATCAAGCATAGAGAACTCTAAGTTTAAGCTGTTAGGATATTCATTTAGTTTATAGTCTAAACTTCCTTCTAAGTTACCACTTGAAGACCCTGTCATAAACCTATTGTTCTTGTTTCTTCTTAGGTTTCCTATAGCTTGTTTTTTAACACTCTCAGCAAACTGTTTTAATATCTTTTTAATCTCTTGGTATTCCATTAGCTACAGACTGTCATTTCGTTTTGTAATAATATATTAAAGGTTGCGTTCCATCCTGCAAGTTTATTTTCAAACCTATCTACAAAAGGCTCACAGCCTACATCTTCATTAATCTGAAATTTGTTTACATACAAGTCTCCCCTTTGGAATTGGTTTAAGACTCTTGTAAGGACTGCAAGTTGAGTATTGAGTATGTCCTGCTCATTATCATTACCTACAAATATATCAGTAACCTCATCCTTGCTTATATCTACTATGTCCATACAGATAATAGAAGTATTGAAAGTAATTATCTTTTCTCCTACTGTAGCATTGTTAATCATCAAGTGAGCTAAAGGAAATATAGTCTGCTTCCCTAAGTCTACATCTGAAAGCTCTCCAAAGGTAACAGTCTTAACAAAAGGTTCTGCTGCAAGAGCTGTCTTGATTTGGTTTGTTACATCATAGAAGGCTTTCATTTTTTAATTCTTTTTAATTCTATTTCTGTCTTTTCTTTTTCAAAACATAAAAACATTAAGCATTTATGTAAATTTAATTCTGTAACTATGTCAAGCTGGGTAACATCTCCCTGAGCCAATTTCCAGAGAGATTGATACCATCCATACTTTTTTCCAAAATTTGCCGTTGCTCCGAAGTCAGACTGTCCTCCATCTCCTTGGTCAAATAGTTCAGGGTAGTTTCTAACAATTCTTTTTGTAAAAGATAAAAAAAAACCAGCGAACCCATAGCTACATCTAAAGGCATCTGCTTCATTAGTTCAGGGTTTTCCTCTGCTGTATAATCTTCTATTTGATATCTCTCTCCTTTTTTAAGCTTAGTTGGTCTATATAGAACACTCATTGCTTTGTGCATATTCTGCCAATCTTTTATATTGTTATCAATATCTATATACTCTCCCAGGGTTATATCATCTAGCTTAGGTATAAATCCATACTCTACCCCATCCATAACAAAAGTATTTATTAGAGGAGTTTTAGACATAAATGTTTTGTTAAGCTCTTTGATTATCTTTTGGACATAAGTAAACTTTACTGTAGCTATATCTTTTAAAGGAAGGTTGCAGAATATCTCTACCATCTTTTCAAGAAGAAAGTTAGAACCTTGATTCTCCTCAGTGTTTATCTTTTCAAACTTTTGGTATTGTTCTAAAGTCATCTCTGAGAGACTTTCAGGAACAGGTATTTTAATCTTCATACTTATATAATAAAATTACTAAGAATTTGTATAAAACAAAAACCCCCAATCTCTTGAGGGTCTTTACTAATCAAATGAAAAATGTTTTCTCTTATAATGAGCTCCATGTCTCTGTCTAAATTTATGACTGTAATTCTCATACAGCCACTCATAGACCTCATCTATCTTTTTTGCTATTTCATACCTTCCTTTTTTTGTTTGTTTATAAATCTCTTTTCCTTCCTTGTACTGACCTTGAAACTCTATTTCAAGTCTTACATCAGGTCTTTGTCCTTTGCTTAGTGCTACAGGATAAACTCTTATAAAGTTATCCCAACACCTGCTTTTCTTTTGCCATAATGGCTTGTCTAATTTATTACCCATCTTACTACAGTAGTCAAACCTATAATACCAAGATATGAATAAACTACAATAAAGCAAAACCCAAGAAATAACTTTCTCAGGTTCTTTTTGTTTTGTCTAGGTGTAATTGTTTTTATTCTCATAGTTCTAAATGTTTCATTATACTATTGTACCCCTCTTGTTGGGAGTTGATTAAGTCTTGAGTGTCTAATATTGTCTTGTAATTATTAGCCTCATCTAATGTAGGGAAGTCTCTATAACCTCCTCTATATTGTCCATCTTTCCAATGTACTCTAAAGTAACCTGTAATTAATTGTTCTACTCTTGTTTTCATGTTGTTTTATTTTACTTGTTGTTTTTTATAGATAAAATAACCATGCCTTTTTAATAAAGATATAGCTTTGTCTATTTCAGCTTGTTCTTTTCTAAAATGACTAAATATTTCATTTTCAAAAGGATGATGTTTATCTTTCATTATAATTGTTTTACAATGTAAATCTAATAAACATTTTATTAACAAACAAATCAGTAAATAAAATACTGTCCTTTGTTTGGATTTTCTAATACATCTGTTAGTACATATCTGGCTGCATCTATACAGTCTGGGTGCTCCCCTGATGGTTTTTGCAGGGTGTTTCCCTCTTTATCTTTTGACCATACATAACCTTGCAGCTCTCGTTTAAGGTTCTTACTTCTTGCAGTTATATATATCTCATTCTGATTTATAAGATTGATACCATAGATAACAGAGTCTCTGCCTTTAGTACAAGCATATATGTTATGACCATACTGTGAAATCTCAGATATGCTCTTAGGTTCTGCTGAATCAGCTATTATGTTTTCTTTGATATTGTGTTGGTTTAGATACCTGCTTATCTCTATATTTAACATCCCTCTCTTGTACAGGACCTCATCAAATATGTAAGCATCATTCCACTTATACAGTGCAATTAAGGTTGTTGGGTCTACACTATATCCAAAATCCATGCCATAACTAAGTAATTTAGCCTCTACAGGTATGTTATCTATTTCTTTCCAATCAGATATACAAGCTCCCTCAAGACTTCCTGTTAGTCCATCCAAATAAACTCTACACCAATTCTTCCAATAGGTTGAGGTCTTAGCCTTTAATCTTGCTTTCTCAAGCTCCTTAATTATAGAATCACTTAAATTATTATTATCTCTGTAGGTAAGCGTTATGTAGTCTGTATCAGGCTGACCTATGAGTTCCTTGTCTACCCAAAACCTATTGACAGGATTATAGTCAAGCCATATATCTCCAGAGGTCCTTATAGATAGTTCTTGATAGCTGCTAAAGCTACAGTTGTTACACTCATTCATAAATAGGTCTGTCCTTCTTGCTCCTTTTAGTTTCTCAGGCATATCTGTTGAGAAGAACTCTATATAGCTACCATTGCTAAAGGTGTACTTTAGAAGGCTTCTATTGAACTTACTCTCATCAAACCTACCAAGACCTTGCATGATACTTAGAAAGTCCTTTAGAGAGCCTCTTCTTAAACTTGGTATAGTAGAAGCTACTACACTTATTTCTTTTCCTTTATTCTTTATGGCATCATTTATAAGAATAAGAAGTATACCTATAGTCTTACCAGCAGAAGTACCTCCTCTGATAACTTTTATTCTTTGTTTTAACTCTCTGAGTTTATTTACTGCTGTAGTTTTCTTAGGCAGCATCAATCAACAAATATTGGAATATCTTCTGTGAGTTGTATATTCTTATTTTCTACAGGTTTACCTGCATAGTAATTTAAGTAGAGCTGTACAAACTTAAAGTCTCCTTCCTTAACTCCCTTTGCTAAAGCCTCCAAAGCATAGGGTTCTAATGGTGTAAGTTTCTCTATAAGAGATACCTCATCTGATTTAGATTTTCTACCTGCTCCTTCTCTTTTACCTCCTCTTGCCATTTGAAAAAAATTGATTATTCAATTATATAATAAAAAAATTAGTTGTTTGTTAAGTTTATTGATAGTGCCTACAGATATATTCTACTTGTACTTTATTTAAATTAAACCATTCTCCCCTTAATCTTTGGTTATAGTATTTCTTATGTAGTTCTGTTTCATAATCTTTAGTAAATGTTTTAATCATTTCGTAAGTAGGTTTTTCAGATTGGAGTGTTTTTTCTCTTTTATTAGGGTTATTTGATTTACCGATTTTATAGTAGCCTGTACTTTTATCTTTAAGTATATAACATTTTTTTTCAATATTTTTTTTTGGGTTTTCTTCTTTAATAACTTTTTTGGTATTATAAAGTCTGTTATACTTTAAAAAATTTAAACTTTCATCATAAGATAACAATTCTTTAATTCCTTTTTTTTCCAAACTTTGTAATTTTTTTAAATCTGCTTTGCATAATACATTATCTATTATAAGTTCATGAAAATATAATAAACACTCGAAAATATAATTTTGGTCAATAATTTTAAAATATATATTATCTTCATATTCTTTATTTACAATATCTTGAATTTTTTCGTTTTCACTCCAATCAATATCAGGTGATAAATTATCTAATATTTCAAAACGCTTTGAATGATATTTTAATATATCAACAAAAAATCTATGAAATTCTACGAAATCGTTATCTTCTTCTTGCCAAATTTTTTTATGGTCTTGATAAAAAGCATTAGCCAAATTATAATTATATTCAAAAAAATCAAAATATAACCATTCATCTTCACACCAATCCCAGAAAGTAGTAAATTCATAATCTTCTATATATTCTATATCAAGTAAAGCGTAAGTAGAATTTTCTAAAATCCAATTCTCAATCGTGTTTAAATTTTGTCCAATGTAAAACGTGTTTTTTTCTTTTAAACCAAAACCATAAATTTGTTTTTTAATATCTTTTAATGCTTTGTAATGATTTTTAAGTCTTGGTTCTGTATAAGAAAACTTAACCTCATCCAAACAAATATATTCCTCGTTAAAATAAAATTTTGCATCTCTCATTTTTATACTTCTTTGTCATGGTACTTTACATGGAGGAAACTCTCATAGCTTTTCTTTAGTTCTCTGTAATTGTAAGATAGTGTTCTATGATTTAGAAGTAATTCTGTGTATCTTTTTTTGTAGTATAAATCAGGGTTTAGTATTTTTTCTGTTTTACCTGTTTTAACCTGGAGTATGTTATCAAGTGTTTTAAATATCTTTAAATACTCTACTTCATAATTTACAATTACATCATCAAATAATTTAATGTTATGCAATACAGTTGCATGGTTTCTACTTATTACTTTTCCTATTTTATCTGTACTGTTTTTAGTGTGTAACTTTGCAAGTTTACAATATAGAGCTCTACAGTATACATTGTCCTGCTCTTTGTTTCTTACATTAAGTTTTCTTTTAGTGTGTTTCTCAACAAGTTTTTTTATTTCAATCAGTTCCATAAGATTCATCTATTGCTTTTTTAATTCCTTCACAGGCTTCATACTCCTCTAATTCAGAGTAGTGTTCAAGAACCTCTAACATTCTTTCTTTTGGGTTTCCGTTTTGTATATCTATAAGAGCAATCAGATAATACTCTTTTGCTTTGCGTTTCATTTTGCATCTATCTCTAGTATATATTGGTCTAATATGTATTCTGTTTCATCGAGTGTTTTTTTATGGAACATCTCCTTGTATGCTTTAAGAGCAAGATTAAACTTTGTCTCTCCTCTTGATAAAACCTCATCTGGAACATTTACTATTCCAACATCTCTATTGTTTTTGTTTAGTGTTATAAACTTAAACTTATCTTTTTTAAACAACCTACAATAGATAAAAGCCTGTAAGTCATAATTCTTTTTGTCTACTTCCCACCTTGCAAAGCTATCTGTTGGAGCTATAGTAGTTTTTAAATCATATATACAATCATCTGTTAGTATGTCGGCTTTGCCTCTTATAGCAAACTCATCTACCATTCTTATCATCGGTACTTCTAACTCTGCAACTTTCATTATAGACTGTATCTTCTCATTGTTCGCAAGTTTTCTTATAAGCCATTCTACATAATCTCTTTCTTTTTGCTTATAGACTCTATCAGGACCATGCTCTGCAACAGCTTCCTTATATACTTTTGCGTTTGTTCTGTCAGCTTCTACATAAACTTTATTATAAAACTTGTGAGGTTCTAATAAACACTCATGGGTCAGTCTGCCTATTCTTAAAGCATCTGATTCTTTTTTAGGTTTTTTTAGATATTCTAATAAAGTGTTTGGACTGTCTAAAATGTTTCTAAGAAGGGAACTACTTAAAGCAGTTTTACCCAGAACACCATAGTAGAACTCATCATCCATCATGAATCCTAATATTTCTTCTGTGCTGTATGTTTGGTTATTTAGTAAAGTAATCATCTATGAAGTTGTTTATATATATATAATTTATTCTTACTGCTAAAGTATTATTTGATACCCAATTCATTCTTTGTTTTAAGTTTTTTTATTTCTTTAAGCAAACTATCTATTTTTTTGTCAGCTTTACGAGCTCTCTCTATTGCTCTTAGTTTTTGACTTCTATAGTCATCTACAGTATCTGCAAAACTTTGTCTTTCAAGTCCAAACTTGTTTGTAATAAAGGTAATTTGTATAATGGAATCTCTAACCTTATTTAGATTCTCATTGTTTGGTTTTTTTCTACACCACTCTATTACTTGTTCTTGCAGAAATAATAAATTTGACTGTAGTTTTAAATCTTCTATTGCTTCAAATTTCTTAATCATATTAATTGTTTTTTCCATTAGAATTTACATTTATTACATTTCCATTTTACTCCTAATCTATTAATAAAATATTTAAAATCATACTTCTTTTTTGGATATTGCCAATGTTTTTTGTGATACCAAGCTGTAACCTTGCACTGTTCAAGAGGAATATCTACACTGTCATCCTTAAAGTTGTGTTCTACTTTGATTGCTATGCCATAGCCATCCCAGCTATCAACTATTCTTTCAAGTATTAGTTTTTGTCCTGTAGGTATTCTGTTATATTGTCTTTTAACTTCTCCCAGGATTAAAACTTTATTATCAAACTCTAAAACAAAATCTATATCACTTGGATGCATTTTACCATTTTGCACTCCTGTAAAATCTATTACTTGTTTTACTTGATTTCTATTTCTTATAAGACTCACAGATATTGATTATATACTTTTTCAAGTTTTTTATGTACGTTATTAAAAAAGCATGTACCACAGGTTGTATACTGTACTTTTTCTTTAAAGACTCTATTGTATATTTGTACCATTCTTTTCTGTACATCAGGTGTAATTGTGTTAGCTCCTTTAGTAAAATAGTTATACAGATAATTAAACTCATCCTCTGTAAGACATTCAAGTTTTTGATAGGGAAATAATTTATTTAGCTTTTCTTGGTTTTCATCACAACCACAATTTGTTTTTGTAATCTCAGTAACCTTATCTACTATCTTTTTAATACCTGTAGCTTTTGTAATCTTCTCTACAGTATCTCCCAGACCTTTGCTTTGTTTCTCATGGTTTGCTTTCCAAGTCTTGTAAGCTTTTGTTCTTTTGTCAGTCGGTATTTCTTCTTTTGTATTCTTTGTACTCATCTTTAAATATTTCTTTTAGTTCTTCTTTACATTTCTTTAATGTGTGGAAGATGCTTACCCAGCTTATATTTGTTTTGTTTGCAATCTTCCTTATACTCATTGGTGTGTCTCTGTAGATTTTAAATAAGGACCTATCATACCACCTCCAGCTCTCTATATGTTTATCTATCTTTTGTGTAAAATTATGATAGTTTATTTCTTCATCCATTTCATCAATGTTTGGTATTTGGAGAAACACATCTTTATCATCAATACTAACTTTATGTACTTTGTTTTTAGCATTAACATACTGTAAGAACATACTCCTAAGAACAATCCAGATATACGCTTTATTAACTTTACCATTCTTTAATACTTTTTCTTCATTAGAATATTTATACAAAGCTAAATAACTCTGCTGAACTATATCTTCATGGTAACTTCTTTCCCCAAAAGATTTTACTATAGCTACCCACTCATCATGAAACTGAGCAACCTCAGCTAACCACTTTTTTCCTCCCATTGTACTGTCATGCTAATTATAAAAAAACAACACTGTAAAGTGTATTCTCTTTCATTGTCATAATCAGTATAAGATAATAATGCTCCAGCCATAAGACCGAATATAGGAGCAAAACCTACTAAAGCATTTTTATACATGGCAATCATGTAAAACAAAATACTTAAAATTATAAGTATGCCTCCTATTATTATCATATCTCTATTTGTTTTGGTTGTTTATCTTTTAATATATCTAAGCCTTCAAACACAAAACCTACATTGTCTATAGCCATTCTAAACTTTAAGGGTTTGTCATGACTTGTAGGTCTACCATTTAGCTCAATCTCTTTTACTTTTAACACATGGAGCTGAGTAAACATCCACTCCTTAGGATGTGCAATATACCTATGTATTGAAAGTATATCATCACTACGGGATACCCACTTAGAACCTCCTTCTATGTTTGCTCCATTTAGTGGAGTTGCTAATCCTTCATAGTCGTGTCCTCTTGGATGTACTTGTCTAATAGATTGAGTGTTTGCATGAACATTTAAGTATACAGATACCTTTTGCTTTTTAGCAAACATTCTAAACTCTGAGGCTACCTCGTAATCATACTCATGTGTACCCACTGCTTTTACAAGCGTGTGCTCTTTTTTTAATGAGTTGTAAGGGTCAATCAAAAGACATTGGTAATTCCATGCCTCCTTGATTGCTTTAGCTTCATTAAGTAAGTCTTTGTAATTGTAAAGTCTTGAGTTGCTTATAAGTTTAAAGTGTGACTCTGCCCAAGAGATTGCTTTGCTTATTTTTATCTCTGAGGCTTGGTCCACTGTTTGACCCATCTTAAATTCTATAATCTTTCTCATGATACTCTCAGGAGTATTTTCAGAAGAAAAAAGTAGAAATCTAAGTTTGTGTTTCATTGCCCAAACTACAAAGAGGTATATTATAAAAGTAGTCTTACCTGTATTTGCATGACCCATACAAAGTACAAAGTTGTTTTGTAAATATCTATAGTGATTGTCTATACCCTCTACTCCTATAGGTAGACCTTTTTTAATTCTACCATACTTGTAGTCTAATATTTTGTTTAGGATTTCGTTGCCTTGAACTATCATAAAAAAAAAGGGGAGATTTCTCCCCCCTATCAATTAAAATGGTAAGTCTGATGTGTCTACAGGTTGACGAGATGGGTTCTGCTCTTTATTAGAAACCTCTCCAATCATCTCTGCTATCTTCCAACCTTGCAGGTTAGTGTAATACTTTCCTTTGTACTCATTGCTTCTTACGTTAAAAGAAACTGCTACACTGTCTCCATCGTTAAACTTTGACAATTCTTTTACTTTGTCATTTATAAAGTCTAATTGTACTGTTTGTGGGTACTTGTCATTTGTAGTTAATAACATACTTTTTTTAGTCAATGCTTTGATTTGTTCTTCTTGACCAATCTTTTGAATTTTACCTTCTAATTTTAATTCCATAATTACTGTGTTACGTGTTGTTCTAATATTGTAGCTGTTTTTCTTAATTGTTTAATTTCTACCTTGTCAGCTATTACAAGGTCCACTGCCATTTTAAGCGTAGATTGTCTAATGATGTACATTTGCGTTTTGTCCATAATAAAGTTGTTGTTTAAGAAGTTTGTTTTCTGTTTTGAGTTCTAAGAGTTCTCCTTGAAGCTCGATTAATTTTTGATATAAGTTTTCCATATCTCAAATATATGAAAAAATGTTAATAAAAAAAAAGGAGGGTTTTTACACCCTCCCAACAAACAATCAAAACCAAACTAATCAAACAACGATTTTACTCTTATAATGTTCTATAAGTTCTTCTAGCTCAAAGATACTATGTTTTTTTGTTTCTTGACTTTTAAGGTAAAGTTTTTCTGATAACTCTACACCTAAAGCTCTTGAGTATTCATAGATTGAACCTTGATTAAACCTATTACAGTATCTACATTGTATAAATACATTTTGCTCATCATACCTGGTAGACATATATTTCCTTGACCTAAAGTGTCCTGCATCCATCTCTTTCCAATGTTGTTTCTTATCACATGAAATACACTTAGCATAACCATTGTTATCAGAATCTCTCTTTCTTATATACTCACTGAATATTCTATCCAGCTTTTTAATTAGTTTACTTCTTGTTAGTTTACGCATTATATATATCCAAAATCTTTAAGGATTTTGTCATAAAAATATTTATTATTTTATAGACTTCCCACTATCCCACCAAAGTTAGATGCTTTTTATTTAAGATGTAAAATATTGTTTACAACTACTAACAATTATCTGCCTTGTCCCTTGTAGAGCTTCTTGTAAGTCTTAGAGTTTTTAAGTAAAGATGCTTTTTTAGAATGTCTACCTTTTCTTTTAACCTTTTTTTTCTCTCTAAAAATGAAAGTTGCTTGACCTGCCATTAATCAAATGTAAAATAAATTAAGGTTAAAACTGCTAATATACAATGTGGACAAATCATTTCGTTTTATCTTTTATTTTTTCATAAGTCCTTAAACCACCTAATCCTAACATACCCATTAGTACAGTAAATAATGGTTCTGTTTCTAATACAGGAAATTCAGTATCTGGATATATAGTTTGAATAATTGGAAAGGCAACAAAGTGATAAGCAAATGCAAGAGAGCATACCCACCCAACAGAAGGACGCCAACCACTAACAAATAAGTTTCTATGTTGTGCTTCAATTTCATTAATCTTAGCTTGTATTTCAAGTATTGCATTTGGGTCTAGTTCTTTTCCTTTTATAGCTTCTCTTAGTTCCATAGCAAGACCTCCTATAGCTGACTTGCCTTTGTTTCTTCCTGTGAGTAAGCTAAGTATTGTTTTAATCATTGAGAGTGCTTCCTACTGTATCAGTTTTAGTAAGTCCATATAACAGGCGAAGATTTCCATAAGTCGCTTGAGTCGACATGGATAAATGAGGAGGCAATCCCAATTCTACGGAACCCTGCTTCTTGTAAGGCTGTAAGGATAGTCCATCTATCTGCTGAGCTTTTGCAGACAATATCTGCTGCCTCTCCTTTAAGATGGCTTGAGTTTGGACTCGCTGAATATCCTCTTGCACTAAGCGATTGATTATATTCATCTGTTCGGTATCCAGAAGATATCTTGAAGGGTATACCAGCAATCCCTCTTGCAACATCGAGCATCGAAAGGAACTTCCTATCCATATTAGAAGCACCAGAGTTAGGCAAATCTGGAGAGTCAAATTCTTCATATTGAAAGTGTTTAAGACTCATCTTTGCATTCGTTTTTACATCCACACTTTCCGCTTTTGCAGTCATCGTGGTCTAACGTAGATTTAAGCAGCAATCTATCTATTGTGTCATCTTGTACTTTGATAAGCATACCTTCAAGCATATCTTTAGAAGCAACTAGCATATCAATTTTAGTTTCTAAGTTGCTTATCTTTTTCTTTGCAGCATCAAGGTCATCAGGGTTTCTTCCTGTGATACTCGCTATGACCATTGCGATTGATGCGGCAATCATGCCTATGAGTGTATTTACTATTTGTGCGTTTTCTTGAGGAATTTGATATTTAGATAGATATAACAATATTAAAACAACCAAGAAGAACACTAAAAGGCTTCCAGCAAAATGTCTGATATCTTTTGCAGCTCCATTGCGTAAAACTTTCATTTTTTAAGTGCTTTATATATTTGTATAACTGTAAAAATTAAAGTAGCAGACATTACAAGCATTTGTAAAAATCCATTTACCTCTGACACACTAAAAGCCAATGCTAAAATATTAGCAGAATACAATCCAAATATTTTCATACCATCATCCATATCATTTGATTGCTAAATAGATATAAGTATTGCTACTTTCGTTAAATACATTACCATCAAAATCAAAGCCTGTTGAAGTAAGGTTAAATCTAACATCAGTATTTTCAGTATTACTTGAATCAGCTTCTAATCTTTTATCAGGTCTTCTAGTATCAAAAATAAACCAACTTTCAGTAGCTGTTGTTCTTTTAATTATAACAAAACTTGGTTTAAATCCTACATCCTGTGCATTCCCAGCAAGACCTGTCCCTGCATAACTCCCTATCTTTTGATAACCTGA